GAAATCAAGCTATCGATCGGCGTGGACTATGGAGAGGAGCGGCTACGCACCGCGGCGACCCTGGTAGGCGTTGACGAGTCCGACCCCTATTACCTGCGGGTGTACGTTCTGGCCGAGTATGCGCCCGACTCTGCGACGACGATCGAGATGGATGCGGCAGGGATCCTCGAGATGGTATCAAGCTGCGGGCTGCGATGGTCCGACGTGGATCACTGCTACGGCGACAAGCGGCTACAGGATCACCGCGGGCGCATCACGCGCAAGTCTAACGGCATGCTAAACCGCGCGATTGAGAAGGCACTAGGCAAGCGATACGGGATAGACCCGGCGTTCCGTGGCGCGAAGAAGGGCATCGGCCGCGGGGCCGGGTCGGTGTGGGCTGGCGTTCGTTGGATGAATGATCGCATGATCACGCCGGGCTGTTACTTCGTCGACGCACGGTGCAAGCGCACCATCGAATGCACACAAAAGTGGCAGGGCGGGCCGCGCGAGGAGTGGAAGGATCAACTCGATTCGGAGCGATACGCCCTGCGCCCGTGGATCTTCCCGACTCGCCGCAGCCCGATTCCAACTGTTCGGTTTAGGTAGCGATGATTGACCAAACCCGGACCACGTGAAAGACTGACCGCGCACGCGGAGGCACCCTATGGCCGCTCCTGTCGAGTTCTCGCAAGTCCCGTACCCGCCACTCCCGGCGGACCCCTACGACGCGCAGAGATGGGAGCATACGCGCCTGCGTCGCCGTCTCATGGATGGCAACTGGTATGAAGACCTAAAGCGGCGCAACGTGGATCAAGTAGGCAGCGAGCGAACCGAGGCATGGAAGTCGCTCGATATGTCGTCGATGCCCTTCGCTACCATCTCCCGCGAACTTGCGGTTCTTTACATCAAAGCCCCGGAGATTCGACACGACGCAGGCAAGGGCGAGATCGCCGGATTGGTCGAGGCTATCCGCGCGTCGGGCCTGTGGTCGATGATGCCCCGTTTCCAGGCGTGGACGATCGCGTGTCGCGAATACCTCATGCGGGCGAATATTGACGCGGGCGGTCGGCTCTACTATCGCCCCGTCCCCCCCGATTACGTTCTGGCGCAGTCGTACCCCGACGACCCCACCGAAATGGTAGGAGTTAGCGAAGCCAGGTTGAGGATTCACCCGCAAACCAGCAAACCCGCTTGGTTCTTTGACGTGCTGTCGGTCGACGGGAACGCCCCCGTTTATCGGGTCCATGAAGCGAAGGAAGGCGCCCGCCTGGGCGATGACTTCTCTTCGGCTTTCCTGTCCGACCCGTCAACCGGCGAGCCGCTCGCGGGCTGGCCCGATGCGTACACCGACAGCGCAGGCGGGCTGACGCTGCCTTACATCCTCTACCACGCATCCCGCACCGGGGATCGCCTCTTCGATTATCAGGCGATGCGGGAAGCGGTCGAGGGGTCGCTTAACCTCGCGGTGGGTAACTCGCATCACTTGCATCTTTTGAAGGATGCCAGTTGGCCGCAGCGATACGCCGCCAACGTCCGCCCGGTAGGCGGCGCACCTATCGACGTCGACGACGGCAACGCCCGACACAAGGTCATCACTGACGCGGCGACGCTGCTGCTCCTCGAGTCGGAGAGCGACGAAGGCTCCCCGATTACCGTGGGGCAATGGGCCGCAGGATCGGACGTCGAATCATTCCAGCGCACGCTGGAATCCAGAGCAACGCGGCTTGCCCAGGACGCAGGCGTTCCCCCGTCCGACGCCCAACGTATGGGCGGCACAGCCCGCAGCGGCTACGCGATTAGCTTGACCAACGAAGGCAAGCGACAAGCGCAGCGGCAGTTCTCGCCGCAGTTCGCCCGGTCGGACGCGCAGCTAGTGGCCCTGTCGGCTTGTTTGCTTAACCGCGTGACGGGTACGGACTATCCGGAGAGCGGATATGAGATCGTGTACCAGGAGATTCCGCTATCGCCGCAGGAACTTGAGGGGCGGCGCAAGCATGCGATCGAGCTGCTAGACAAGGGCTTGATGTCCGATGCTCAAGCATACGCATACATCCACAACGTGAGCGAGGCGCAAGCGATCGAGGACCTCGCCGAAATCGCAGCCTCCCGCGTAAGGAACGCAACCATCTAGCCCCGGAGGACACACCATGGGCTTCAACTGTCCGCATTGCGCGCAGGATATCGGAAACGCCGTTCCCCTCGACCGATTCGAAGAAGTCAACCGCAAACGCAAGGATGCAGAAAAAGCAGCGGCCGACGCCGCTACCGCAATCGAAGAGGCGCGCAAGGGCGCCGCCGACGTTGACACCATCAGGGCAGAGTTAGATCGCGCGCGCGAAGAACTAGTCGCGGCGACCACAGGACACGATGCCTACAAGGAAATCACCGGTGCCGGGATTTCGTCCGAAGTGGTAAACGGCTTCCTCGACTCGTACAACGGGTTAGGCGAGGACCGCCCCGCGACGATCGGCGAGTGGGTCAACGGCATGTGCGAGGGCACGATCCAACCGCCCGCCTTGCTACGCCCGCACCTTCCGGGAAGCAAACCCGAGACGCCCGCGGCGCCCGCTTCTACGGCTGCACCGGAGACGCCCGCGACCCGTCCGCCCGCATCGCCGCCGTCCGCTAACACGGCAGCACAGCCGCACCCCCACGCGCCTGACCCCTACTCCGCTGAGGCGATCACCCGCATGACCCCCACCGAGTACAAGGCTTTCAAGGCGCAACGCAACGCCGGTTCCTAGGTTCCACTTGCGCGATCCAAGGATTGCGCGTTAGGCTAGGCAGAGCACCTCGGGTCGCCCCCGGAACAGCGTTGAGGGTGCCGAAACCTCAACCGCTTTTCGGGAGTTCACACCATGGCCCATGATGCCAATGCAATCACGATGGCTGGTCTGTCGGGCGATCTTCGCCTGGCTGCGCAGCTTCACCAGGAAATCAATCTGCTCCTCGCCGACCGGGGATCTAGCGTCCTCGACCATCCCGCGATCACGTATCTCGGGGACTTCGCCGGGAAGGGCTCCAACGTCTTCGAGCTGCCGCTTGCGGGCCTCAACGGTTACGACCGCATGGCCGCGGTCGCCGAGAACGCCGATGCCGCTGTCTCGGCCCTGACCGACGCTTCGCCGCAGTTGACCATCGCGCGCCAGGCGCTCTACCGTCAGGTCACCGGTCTCGCCGCGCTGACTGCTAGCCTCAACGGCGACCCGTCCAAGCTGGAGGTTCTCGCCGCTGACATGGTGGCCGCTGCGCGCATGCGGCTGGTTGAAATGTTCGCCACCATCGTCGATGACTTCTCGAGCACCGTTGGTACCACTACCGTGGACCTGAGCGTCGATGATTTCTTCGATGCCCAGTACACGCTGACTCAGGCGAGCGTTCCCGGTCCTTACGCCGCGATGCTCTACCCCGTCCAGATTACGGACCTCCAGGGCAGCATTCGGGCCGAGGGCGGAGCGCTTCAGTTCATCGCCGCCACGCAGGACATGCTGGCCATCAAGGGACCCGACTTCGTTGGTTCCTTCAACGGCGTCGATCTTTTCGCTTGCAGCCTGATTCCCACCGCCAACGGCGGAGCGGATAGCGCGGGCGGCATGTGGGGTCGCGGGGCCATCGGTTACGGTGACATGAGCGTCGGCGCGATTCCCGAGATGGGGATCCCCGCCGGAACCAAGATTCGCGTGGGCACCGACTACGACGAAGTCGGCGACTACAACCGGATCGTCGGCAACTACTATTGCGGCGTGGTTGAGATGCAGGACGCCATGGGCGTCAGCATGATCACCGACCGCTAGCAGGCAACCGGGGCTATGCCCCGCGGGGGCGCCCCGTCTGGTGTCCTCCGCGGGGCGTCCCCATTTAACACAGGCTAGAGGAGGACACACCATGGCCGCAAAGCTCACCGGAGCAACGAAGGCGACGGGAAAGAAGAACCCGCAGCCCGCGTCTACTTTCGCTGAGATCCCCGTTTCACGTCCCAAGGTAGAGCAGCGGTTGCTCAATCTGCCCGCGTCGCCGACGTTCCTTTACAAGTGGCACCCGGATCGGTGGGGTGTTTTCGGTAGCGAGTGGCTGCCCATCCTGGGCAAGATGAACGCGGAACCGGGCGTCGCCGCCGTGAATAAGGACGGCGGCCTGTCGCTTGCCAAGGCGGAAGCAGAGCGCAAGGGTTGGCGCATCATTCCCGAAGAAGCGGTGCGGCTTGTCGACCCTGACCGCGACACCTACGTCCGCGCCTACAAGGGACGGGCGGGTCCGGTTCACCTGTCGATCTTCGAAATCCCCCGCCAAGTTGGGAACCGAGTAGTCATCAAGTCGGATACCGATCGGTATTGGGAATGGCTGCGAGCCCTGATTTCCGAGGGCTACGTCGACACGCCCGATGAAGAGGTGGCGTCTACCTACGTTGACGCACAGCGCCAGCGGGTGGAGCGCGCGGTTGGGGCGAATAACCCACACCGCATCGAGCGCGAGGAAGCACGCCTGGAGTCCATGCAAGCGGCGCTGCTTCCAGGCGATGAGCCGACGGAAGACCCCGAGCCGGAACCGTCTAAGCGCAAGCCAGGACGCCCAAAGAAGAAGGTTGACTAGTGCCGCTGTACGACCATTGCTGCGACGCATGCGGGAAGACGACCGAAGCCGTTTCTCCGTCCGACGTGCGGTCGGTCGATTGCGAGCATTGCGGGGGCGAGGCGTGGCGCGTGGTCTCGGGCTTTCAGCGGACTCCTAAGCTATGGGAGGTCGACCCGGGGAATACCGGGCCGTTCGCGGACCAGATGACCCGCAACGGGGCGAGCAAGGGCTATGCCCGTGAGAAGGCGCAAGCCGCCCACCGCCGCTGGCGCGATAGGCAGATCGGGAACGAGGGCAACAGATGAGCACTACCGACACCGCCTATAGCTTCCGCTTCGTGCTTCCCGAGTTGGTAGAGCAGAGCCGGGACAATCTCATCAAGGCGCCCGCCTACAGGGACGGGGCATTGGTCGCCCCTTCGTCGGGTACGATTACCGTCCGCAACGCAGCGGGACAGGACGTCGTCACGGCGCAGGCGGTCACCGTCTCGGGTAGCGTGGCGCAGTACACCTTGACCGCGGCGGTTTTGGGTGCGGAAGAGCTTGAAGAGGGCTGGGTCTTCGAATGGTCGTTGACCATGCCCGATGGCATTGTCCATCTCGCAACCAATGACGGGCAGTGCATCCGGTCTCGGTTGTACCCGAACATCACCGACGCGGATATTTTCCGCCGCGAGTCCGCACTTGACCCGAACGGCAGCGCCCCGATCACAACGTTGTCCGACTTCCAAGACTACATAGATGAAGCGGACGTCGAAGTCCAACTGCGCATGATCCAGGCGGGCAACCGACCTAACCAGATCATGAGTCCCACCGCGCTGCGGCCGGTTTGGCTCAACCTGGTTTTAGCCAACACCTTCGAAGACCTGTCGTCACGCCTCAACGATGCCTACGCGCGCAAGGCCGAGCACTACCGCAACGCCTATGAGCGCGAATTCTCCCGGCTCAACTTCCTTTATGACACCGACGACGACGGCACCCCGGACCATCCTTCCGACCGTAGGGCCGCGCGCCCGACTGTGTGGCTCAATTGACCGCCGTAGCCCCAAGCGCGATCCGCCGTGACATCGCGGGGACGCTTGACGCCCTGTCCGGGTGGAAGGAATCGCCGTGGGCCTACGACCTCATGGCCTACGATCCGAACACGGAGATTCACAAGACGTTCTCCGTTGGCGTCGGGCGGACGGATCCGACGGCCCCAACGGGTGGCAGGCGCCAAACCGTCGTCCAAGCCGAGACCGAGATCTTCGTCCGTTACCTGTGGCGGCTCCGCGGCGACGCGCATGTCACCGACTACGACGCAGGCACAGACGCGGGCGACGCGCTGCTAGTGGCGATCCACGCCAACTGGCCGGCAAAAACACACGTGATCTTCCGAAGCGTAATGCCCCGGATGGTACCGCCCGAGCTAGAGGGGCGATACTTCGTCGGGGAAATCAGGCTGGGGGTTAAGCACGCATACGCCCTCGCCTAGATACAACCTGTGGGCTAAGTGCCCATGTCGAAAGGGATTTCGATGGCCAGTATCTACAACACTCGATTTCGCAAGGCGATCGCCGCGCTTGGCGTCGCCATCCGGTCGGCGGCGAATGAGGCCGATCTTTCCTCGCCGGTCATCATCTCCGGCGCGGGCGCCCCGTCCGGTGACGAGGGCTTTGACCATACCCGCATGGTCTACATTCGCAATGATGCGTCCAGCGTCGATGCGATGGTGTATTTCACTTACGACGGCGGAACCGCATGGAACGCGGTAGAGGCCGGAACCAAGGCGGCTGCGGACATCTCCGTCGCCGACGCGGGCGCGTACTACACCGCAACCGAGGTCGAGGCCGCGCTTCAGGAGGTCGGCCTCTTCAACTACCGTCTTACGCCGCCCAACGTGTACCGCTTCTTCGATGACTTCGACAAGTATCAGACGGGATACACCGAGGCAGACGCGCCTTACATTCTGAACAGCGGAACCGACCCGCAGGCCGTTGACCCGGCGATCGTCGCGGCCGAGGGCGGCATTATGCGACTGACCTCCGGCGACGTGGGGTCTGGGGTCGCCGCGGACGGCTCGCAGCTTTGCTTGTCGATTCCCGTTACCGCCGACGCCGGCGGGCTGCTTTTCGAAGCGCGGTTGCGAATCAACACGGCTATCACTAACACGGTGGTCAACGTGGGCCTGACCGACGCGACCGGCCTCGAGATGCCCTGCACCATCGGCGGCGGCGATGCGCTGACGACTACCGCATCCGACTTCGCCGGCTTCGTCTACGACTCTGCCGCGGACACTGACGAATGGTTCGGCGTTGCTGTCGACTCCGACACCGACGACGCCGGAAGCGCTACCACGACCGTCGCCCCGACCGCCGACACGTATCAGCGTCTCACCGCGACCCTGAGCGCAGACGGCGCAACCATCGCGTTCGCCATCGACGGCACTACGCAACTCACCCTGACCGGGGACGCTGGCGTGTCGCCTGACGTGAGTCTCTACCTGACCGTGTGCGTTGCGGCTAACTCCGCGGCGTCCGAAGTCGTGGACGTAGACTACCTGTACCTGGTTCACGACCGATAAGGAGGACAGACCATGGCCTATGAATCCGCAATCGTAAAGCAATGGACGGATGGATCGCTCGTCCTGTCGGACGGCACCGGATCCCCCGTCACTCTGACTGTTGACCTCGAGGTCGGCGACATGTCGATCACCGGGCTTGGCGAGTCCCACAAGGACGTCCGCCCGTACTACTCGCGCGGCTCGCTTGTGTCGCTGCGCAAGGGGCAGGACGCACACCCGTCGATCAGCTTCTCCACCTTGATGGCTGCGCTGTCGGACGCCAGCGCAACCACCGTCTCTGACTTCTTGCTGCGGCGTAACAGCTACAGCGCGAACATCAGCACGTCTACCGCACTGGGCGACGTGTACACGGTGGATATGGCTTTGACCATCGAAGGCACAGACTTCGGCGACGGCGCCGATCATGTCATCACC